ATTGTGGAGTTGATGCTCTAGTATTTTCTGTTTTAATAACTCTATTATTTACATATTGTGATGATTGATCATAAGTCATCGCTTTTCTTGTATCATTTAACACTTGTTGTAAATAAATTGGTTTTAAAACGTAAATCGTTCTTTTTTGATTATTTTTGAGAACTTCATATTCGTAATTAGTAATACCAACAACTGGATTTAACGTTGCTGTAGGATCACCTGGTTTTGGTATTGTAAAATTTGAATCGACAACTTTACCAGCAGGAAGAATTAAACGATCTTGAGAATCTTTTACTTCTGTGGTTTCATAATGATTAATTGCATTTAAATCGCTACCATAAATTGATTCTGCATAACTATACACTTCTTGATCAGAAAGAGGCCACTGATCTCTTACTCTTGTAATTCCAGCAGATATTAAGACTACCCAATCATATTGGGCACTACCGTATAATTCTTCAGCAACTGTATCAGGGCGAGCACCATCTACAATTTGATATTTGTCAAAAACAGTAAAAACATTTTGTAGATCGTCACGAAGTTTAACTCTACGAAAAAGATTTTTAACCAATACATATTCATCAGACTCTTTTCTATCTGATAAAAATGATTGATATTCTAAATTGGGTAGTTCTCTAAAGTATGACATTAGAATCCTGTTCCTGGAAGTTTAAAGTTTCCTGCATCATCAACATAATCTTCTCTGTAAATTGGTGACAATTCTTGGAATTGTAATGATAAATTCATGTGAACTGGTGTTGCATCAGGATAAGTTGCATATTGATTTGATCCATTGTAATTGACACTCATTTGCGTTAAAGCACAAGGTTTGAATCTATGTAAAAATGGATGCTGTTTTCCACCACTCATGTATTCTAATCTAAAAATATTTGGTGCCTTAACAAAAAGACCTCCCCCAGATTCATTTGGTTTTCCTTTTTGGGGAGTCATGTTAATTTTAAAGGTTCGGATAATTCTTTTGATCATCAATGATTCCTCTTCTGATCTGGGAACTAAATCAAAAGAAAATTGGAATGCTGGACGCATTGTAACTCCATTAAAAAGTAATTCAACATTTTGGTTGAATACATTTCCACTTGCTCTTGAAATAATTTGATTAAAATCTCCTTGCCCTAACGCTGCTTGTAATCCAGCAGCAGCTGCTCCCGCTGCTACTCCTTGTTGCCCTTCTCCTGTTCCTACAGCAGCTCCAACATTTTCAAAAAACTTTCCAAAAGATTTTGCTATTGAAGCGGGTAAATTTGAACTTAAAACACCACTAGAAGCAGCATTTGCAATAGATCCTGCTATTGGATTCATTGTTCCAGTAGTCCAATCTGCAGCATTATTATCTTGAATATTTGCTGGCATTGGAAGTATAATGGTTGCTAAAGAATTTTTAACACTTCCAGATTGTTGTAATGCTTCTTCTGTAGTTCTTAATGCAAAACCTCCCGTTAAATCGAGACCAGGCGCTTCGTACTTGACGACTTGAATCTTAAAATAATCGTCTTGAGGACCAATATTTTTAATCGGATATCGGAGTTGTTCCGCCATTTATTTTTTTAATTATTTATTGTTAATTTTGAATTAATTTACCATAAGGAACTGATCTTAAAGTTTCAAATTCTTTTTGACTTAATTCGTATAAACCACTCAAAAGTCTATCACCATCCTCAGTATTATATTGTCTAATTTTTCCAAGATGATAATTAAATCCACGAAATCCTTTTGGTAAAAGATCTCCTGCCAAAATTAATGGATGTCTATCGTAAACAATTCCTGGTGTTTTTGCATAATAGATGTATGTATAGTATCTTCCTGGCGCAGGATATGCTCTTTCCGATCCACTTAATCTTGTTAAAATTTCATCCATCAATTTTTCTGGTTTTTCACCACCTATAAGAGACTCTTTAAAATCTTTGAGTCGATTGGTAAATTTTCTATCACCTATTCTTCTTGGCGCTTTTGGATTTGCATCAATATAATCACTATCATTTTTGATAACACTAATAAGTTGGTCTTTATTTAATCTTTTATATCCACCAAGTTTTCCTACACCACTCGCAGTTGTATAATAAATGCTATAAGATTCTGCAATTTCAACCAACTGTTCTTTTGTGTAATCCTTAAGTGGTTTTTCGTATCCTGTGAGTGCCATTACTTGATGCCAAGTTCGTTTTCTGTTATGATCTTAAATTCATAACCACGATCTGCACACCAATCTTTTGCTGCTTCCCACTTTGATTGATTTTTAGCATATTCATAAACCTCACTGATATATTTTTTAGTTTGCCTTTGAGGTTTTTGTGGAGGAACAGTTTGCTTTGATGGTTTAATCTCAATCATATATTTTTTGATTGAACCATTAGATTCTTTAACTTTAATGAGAAAGTCGGGAAAGTAACGATGTATTTTTCCATCGATTGGCGATCGATATGGAATACATTTTTCTTCTGAAGACCATTCTAATATTCTTTCGTTTGTGTCACAATACACACAGAACTTACGCTCCCACAAAGAACGATAAATGATATTTGTTGGATCGCCTTTATATTTTTCAGGAAACGATGGTTTATATTTTCCCTTATATGACATCTAAATACTTACAACAAGAAACTCATAATAGGTATTTAGAGAGTGGCAATACCACGCAGAATATCCGATATTAAACCATTAGTTACTAATCTTGCACAAACTTCTCATTATGAAGTTAAGTTCGGAGGACTACCTCCAGAATTAAGATCTTACTTATTAGGTCGTGGTATTAGTTCACGATTTATTGCAGAAGATGCTGGTCTTTTGTGTAATAGTGCATCTCTTCCAACAACACAACTTGCAACTGTTGATATTGCTGGAAATTACATGGGAATCACTGAAACTTTTGCACATCGCAGACAATATCAAGATATTACTCTTGAATTTTATGTTGATAAAAATTATAGAACTTTGAAATTTTTAGAACATTGGATGGAATTTGTTGCAAGTGGATCAACAAATCCAATTAACGGTAATAACTTACCAATTAATCGTAATGTTGATGAAGGATATTTTATCAGAATGCAATATCCAAAATATTATAAGTCAAATCGTACAAAAATCATTAAATTTGATCGTGATTATCAAAGAGAGATTGAATATACTTTTATAGGATTATATCCATATAGCATCTCTTCAATTCCTGTTGCTTATGCAAGTTCGGACATTATGAAAATGTCAGCAACATTTAAAATAGATCGTTATGTAATTGGAAAATCATACAGTTTAGATGTATTTGAACAAAGAGATAATGAAAGAGATTCATCTCAACCAGTGCCACAACCACCATCTGAACCGAAACCATTATTGGTTCCAAGATCTCCAGGTTCGTTACCTTCAAATGGTGTAGAATTAAAACCAGCAGGTCAAACATTATACGAGTCTCTTTATGGAACTCGTTTAAGAGAAATTAGGGAGCGTAGAAGCATCTAAATAAAATAACTGAACTTTATAGCATATTATGCCATTACCAAAAATTGCGACTCCTTCATATACTTTAGAAGTTCCATCTCTTAAGAAAGAAATCAAATATCGTCCTTTTCTTGTGAAAGAAGAAAAGATTTTGATTATTGCAATGGAAAGTGAAGATTCTAAGCAAATTGCAGAAGCAGTTAAAACTGTAATTGGAAACTGTATTCTGACCAAAGGAATTAAAGTTGATCAACTTGCAACATTTGACATTGAATATTTGTTCTTAAATATTCGCGGCAAATCCGTTGGAGAAACTGTTGACATCTTAATTACTTGTCCTGATGATGGACAAACTCAAGTCCCAGTTAGTGTTAATCTTGATGATATTAAAATTAATATCAGTGACGAACATTCAAGAGATATTAAATTGGATGATAATCTAACTCTTAGGATGAAATATCCTTCAATGAAAGAGTTTATTAAAACTAATTTTGGAAATGATTTTAGTATGAGTGTTGACGACACTTTTGATCTTATTTTATCTTGCATTGAACAAGTTTATAGTGAAGAAGAGTCATGGTCATCATCAGATTGTACTCAAAAAGAACTTTCTGAATTTATTGAGCAACTCACATCTAGTCAATTTAAAGAAGTTGAAAAGTTTTTTGCAACAATGCCAAAACTTTCTCATACTCTAAAAATTAAAAATCCAAATACTGGTGTTGAAAGTGAAGTGTTGTTGGAGGGATTATCAAGTTTTTTCGCTTAGGAATGGCTCATGAAAATCTTGAGTCATACTATAAGACAAACTTTTCTCTTGTTCAGCACCATAAATACTCATTGACAGAGATTGAAAATATGATTCCTTGGGAAAGGGAAGTATATATTGCTCTTCTTAAACAGTATATTGAAGAAGAAAATCTAAAGAACAGTACGAATGGCTGAACTAGATCCCGAAAAACTAGGAAGAGTGGGGATTGACCCAACAACGGGATCTCCTTTGTCTCAAGAAGTTAGAAATGCGCTTTTAAGAAAGTCTACAATTGATGCAGCAACTTTTAGAAATGAAATGTCTGCATCAGAAAATAGAAGAAAAGAAGTTGATATACAAAATGCAGAAGTAATCAGAAGTCAAGAACAGGCACTTATTGGATTTAATTCTAATATTCAATCTTTACGAACAGATATTGGAAAATTAGGAACAGGTCTTGCAAGTATTGCTTTACTACTTCAACAAGATGGTGCTGAAGAGCAAAATAGACTTAGACAAGAACAGGAAACGCAAAGAAGGTTAACCGAAAGACAGGTTAGAGTTGGTAAAGAAAATGAAATAGAGCAAAAAATACAAAATGCTCTTGCTGCACCAGTTCAAAATATTACACCAAAAGTATCAGATACATTTGGAAAAATTGGAGCAGCACTTGGTATTTTATTTGGCGGATGGTTAACTAAACAAACTGTAGATGCTATCAAAGCATCAGAAGAAGGAAATACAAAACTCTTTAATGAGATTAAGTGGAACATCATTAAGGGTTTGGGAATTGTTGGTGGAGGACTACTTGCAATTAAAGCAGGATTTGGATTGGTTATGAGAACAATAGGTGGAATTGGTCGTGGATTGAGTAAATTATTGATTGCAAAACCTCTTGCTATTGCTGCAGCATTGTTACCTAAGGTTCCGAAACCTGGTAGAACTCCACCACCAGGAAAAGGACCGGGTGGTGGAAGAGGTCTTGGAATTTTTGGAACACTTTTTGGAGCTCTTGATGCATTTATGAACTTTCAAAATGGTGAAAATGTTGATGGTGTAATGAGAACTTTAGCATTGGTCTTGCCTGCGGTTGGACCTTTAGGCGTAGTAAAAGGTCTTATGGCAGTTGGTGCAAATGCAGATTTTATAGCAGAGGCATTTAAACATAATTTATTTGGAAAAGATCCAAATGCTGCAAAAATTGTTGAAGCAGCTGAAGCAGAAAAGGCAAAATCTAAAAAGAAACCATCATCAAAACCACCTGCTGCTTCAACAAAACCAACACCTTCAGCGACTCCACCAGCAGCACAACCACAAACCCCAATGATGGGAACACCAGCACCCGCTGCTGCACCTGCACCTACTTTAACAAAAGAACAACAAGATAAGTATAATCAAGCAACTTCTGCCCTTCAAGGTCCATTTGCTGGTGTAGCTCGCGGTAAAGTTACTGACTACTATAATAAATTGAGTCCAGAGGATCAAAAAACATTTAAAGATTATTTGAGTACAAGACCCCAATCTGAACAGAATTTATATAGTTTTCTAAAAGAAACTGCACCTTCAAGTTCAACAAACTCTCCAGCATCAACAATTCCTGCACAAATAACAACTCCACCTGCAGCAGAACCACAAAGAGTTGGTGAATTACCAGAAGCAAAACCATCATTAACGATGATTAAAACTTCAAATGGTCAAAATCAACAAGCAAATGTGCCGTTAACAAGCGGACCATTATCTGATGTTCCTTTTATTAATTCTGCTAATCCTGATAATTTTTATGCTTTATATTCGCAACTGAATTATAATGTGGTGACATAGTATGGCAACCGTAGCAGATTCTCTTCGTAGATCATCAATTAATATTCAGAATATTTCCAAATCTTTAGTAGCAACAAAAGGAAGTGTTGCAACAGTCAATGAATCTGTAGGTAATATTTCTAGAATTATCGCTACAAATACACGGATTAAAAGAGATTTATTTACTAGATCCCAAACTTTAATATCTAGAAGAGAAGAAGCATCACAAAGAAGAGAGCGTGAAGATGCTGTTGAAGCATCACAAGTTTCATCATCACCAGCAAGAGGATTTGCATTTTCAGCAAAAAGTGATAAAGGTCCTTTGGGAAGACTGCTTGGATTTTTAGGATTTGTTACTGCTGGATGGATTGTTGAAAATCTTCCAACTTGGATTTTTATGGGACAAGAGTTTGTCTCTAGAATTCAAACTTTTGGAAGAGCAATGTATGATATGGTTGGAAGTATGCAATTAATTATTAAATCATTCGGAGATGTTTTGAAAAATTCATTTAACGCAATTGTTAGATTAGATTTTGATGAATTTAGTGAAGGGAGTGTTGCTCAATCTTTTGATGAATTAAATTTAGCAGTTCAAGGATTAGGCGATGATATTACAGAAACTTTTCGTCTTTTTACTACACCACTTACAGAAGCATTGGAAACTGGTGAGCAGGCACCTGGACTTGGTGAAGATAGACAAGAAACAATGTTCCCTGACTCTACTCAACAACCAGGAGTTTCTGGAGTTCCTACTTATACTGGACCAGAAACAACTTCTTCTGGAACTCTTAATCCTCAAGCAGCATATGCTTATATCAGACAACTAGGAGTTTCTCATGTACACGCTCTTGGTATTTTAGCAAACATTCAAGGTGAAAGTGGTTTTCAAATAGGAGTGTCGGAAAAAGGTGGAACTAAACAGGGAGTGGGATTATTTCAATATTCATACCCATCTAGAAAAAGAAGATTTTTAGAATCAGTTCCAGATTATAAGACGAATTGGAAAGGACAAATAAATTATGCCTTAACAAAAGATGAAAATACTCCGCTATATTTGAAAAAACAATTTAACTCGCCAGAGGAAGCAGCAGATGATTGGATGAGAAATTGGGAAAATCCAAGTAAAGGTGTTTATTCAACTAGAAGAAAAGTTCATAATGAATTTATAAAGAATTTTAAATCTTCATCTGGGCAGCAACAGAGACCAACAGCAACCCCACAAACTCCATTATCGACAAATTTTGCTGCAGTGAGGGGAACAAGTGGAACTGTAGCAGGAGGAATACCTTTAAGCGTTCCATATAGTCCATTTAAACCTGGATCTGGCGCAGTAATAACATCTGGTAAAGGATATAGACCATCAACAAATAGTTACCATAAAGGTTATGATTTAGCAGCTCCATCTGGAACTCCTTTGTATGCATATTTTCCTGGTAAAGTTACTCACATTGGTTTGGACGGAACTTCTTCATCTGCTGGATATGGAAACTGGGTAGTTTGGAAAGATGACATTTATGGTGCTTATCACTTTTTTGGACATATGTTAAAAGCGCCATCTGTAAGAGTTGGAGATACAATAAATCAAGGAACATTAATGGGATATGTTGGAAGTACTGGTATATCTTCAGGACCACATTTACATTGGGAAATATCTAATACTCCACCACAATCGAATGGACAATTTACTTCATTAGAGGATCCTGGAACTTGGTTAAGAAATCATCCATTGAAAAAACGAGGTCCATCATCAGCACAAATATCATCACAGTCAAGACAACAACCTGCTTCTGCAATGACACCAGAAAGAAAAGGATCTCAAATCATGATTATTGATGGTACCAAACCACAAGTTTCTCAAGCATCATATCCATCTGCACCACAATCATCTTATACTCCAACAATCAGTGAATTTAAGTTGTTAAATAATTTCATCAAGAATAAACTTCTAATCGACTTAGCGTATCTATAATGTCAATTAAAAAGTCCATATACGAAGAATTAATTTTAGAATCAAATGATAAGTCGAGAACGATTGATTTGACAACAGGTGTAATTGCATTTGAATATTATGAAGATATATTTTCACCAACGATTACTGCTAAAGTTAAAGTAGTTGATAACGGAAACGTAATCGCTCCAGCAGATAATCAAGATGGTGATAGACAATCTATTTACAATGGTCTTCCACTTAGAGGTGGTGAAAGACTATCTTTAAAAATTGCAGGAAACTCATCAACAAATCCTGGTTTAGAT